GTCGTCTGCTGCGCCCTCGCTGGGGTCGTACATGTATTCCCCGCGCTTGATGTACGGCAGGGACGGGTCCGTCGGGTCCGCCTCTAGGACGTCGTCAGGTACTGTAACGTACCCGTTGGCGTCTGGGGTGATCGTCATAACCTCTCGGTTGAACCACCAGCCCTTAGCCTGCTCCCGTGCGTTAATCCTGCGGAGGATCGCCTGCCCCTTGGTGGCCAGCGGGGGCGCGTTGACCAAGCTGTTGAGCCCGATTTCGCCTAAGGCACCAAGCATCTCGTTGACCACGTCAAGTTCTGTTAGAATACCCATAGGGCCTCCTGCAAAAAATAGCCCCCGACCATCCCTAAGGACAGCCGGGGGCAGAGTTAGATTTATGGCAACCAGAGCGAACCGGCGAACTCAGCGCGGTTCGGGGTGACTGCGTAAGCGAGGTGGCTGTCTACGAACCATGATTTCTCAAGTTTCTCGTAGTACACGTCGCTGGTCAACGGGATGGTCTCACCGCCGAGCAAGGCGCGTGGCGAGAAGATCAACGCGCCCAACTTGGTGAAGTCGCCGTCGTAGGCGTCGCTGTTGGCGGTGTTCGACAACAGGTGCCCGCTGATGTTCGAGTTAGGGATGTTGTTGCTCATCACAACTGGGCAGCCCCAAGCCTTCATAATCGGGATACCCGACAGCTGGTTACCGTCTGCGGTCAGGTAGTTACCGTTGACGATCTGCTCTGCTTGCTGCAGGGTGTAGAACTCGGCAGGGCGCAAGGCGATGATAACATCGTCCTCGGCTGGCATAACGTCCTTCGTCGCCATCTCAGCCATGACGTCACCTAGTTTCGAGAACAGGATGGCAGGGTCTTGGATGTCGTTGGCGTTGTCGAAGTCGATCTTCGTACCACCAGTGAAGCCCGGGAGGTCCGTGGAACCGTCCGAGAAGCGCGAGTCGGTAAGACCAGCAGCCTTAGCCGCTTGGATGAACAGCGACTGATCGCGGAACTTGGCAATCTTCTTACCGTGCTCGATGCCGATTTCGCGGCGTGCGTCGTAGTGCGATTGGAAGGACTCCAGAAGCGGCAACGCGTTACGTGCGTACACGACGGTGTCCACCTCGATGGACGCCTTAGAGAACTGTGCGTTCTGTGCGGCAGGGGTTTCACCCGGGGTGACTTTACCGAGTTCGGTTTCGCCGATAGCGAAGTCCGTCAGGGTCGTAGTACCGACCACAGGGCGCATCTGGATGAAGCCTTCGAGGGCCGAGCGCGTGCGGATGCTGTGCTCGACGACTTGGCCGTACTCTTCGGTGGCGAGCGCGAGGGGGTCAGTGCCGCCGAGTTGCGCCATTGGGCGCGTAAGTTGCCCCGAACCGATTACGCCGGGGGAGTCAAAAAGAGACATTCAATTATTCCTTATTAGCCGCGATATGCTAGGCGACGTGCCTGCAGGGCCTTGTATTCTTGTGAGCCTTCCATGCGAGTACCCATGCTGGCGCGAAGTTGCGTGACAGCTTGGTGGTACTCGGCGGCAGAAAGGGCACCGGAGTTGGTGTTCCCGGCAGCGCCGGAGTTCGGGTTAACTACTTCTTGAGGCTGCACCGTAGTGCCTCCTGCTTTGCTGTGCTGTGTCTTCAACAAGGCGACAGCTGCTCGGGCCTGCAAGGGGCCTGCGTTGAGCATGGCGTTAATGGCGTCCTTCTCAGCCGGGTCGGCATTTGCGCCTGCCCATGCCTTTAGGTCGGCCCACTCTTGCTCGCCACCAGCAGTCTGGTGACACACGTTGGTGACCTCGGCGCGGACTTGGTCGTCCACTGTTTTTTGCCGAGCGTAGGACTCTTTGCTGAGACCCACATAACGCTCCCAGCCAGCGGCGTCGTCGCCCATAGCGGCGAGGGTGCCTTCGAGACGTTCAAAGTTACCGTCCATGGCCGCTTTGACTGCATCGTGATCGGGACCGAGGCCCAGCTTACCGATAAACTCAAGTGCGATGTCCAGCCCTGCGTCACCTGTCGCTTGATAGGTGACACCTGCGGGCTGTGTAACTTCCGGCGCACCGATCTGTTCCTGCACTGGTTCCGCTGGTGCGGGTGCGGGGGCAGGCGCTGCTGGTGCAGGCGCTGCCTCGGGGGCCGTGGGGGCAATCGGGGCTGATTGCTGGTCTACGGGTGCAGCCGGGGCTGCGGGAGCTTCAGTGGTCATTCTTGTTGTCCTTGTTGTGCGCCTTGTTGGGCTGCCGCGTCAACGGCACCCACCGCAGCTTGTTGTTCTAGTGCTTGCTGCTGTGCTGCTTGCATCTCCTCTTGCATCCTCGCGTCGTTCTTGATGAACGCGTCCGCTTTGACACGGCGCGCAGAGGCGAACGCAGACGAGACTTCGTCCCAGATGATGCGCTGCTGTAGGGTTTCCGGCATGTTGGCCAGAGCAGCGAGGTCAGCGAAGTACGCTTGTAGCTCTTCTAGGTCGCCTGTACGGGACAGTGCGTCCAGACCTGTGACGACCGTGGGCTCAATCCCGGCTGCCCCGATGTCGAGGAGGCGCAGGAGGAACCGTGCTAGGGGCAGTTGGATGTCTACGGCCAGTCGGCTGTAGGCACCGCCCAGAGCGGTCTCAAGCTCGTTAGCGAGCATACGGATTTCTTGGGCTGTCACACGTTCCGCGTTACGGACCATGCTGCCACTCATCAGGAAGCCCCGACCAATACGGTTTACGTACTCGGCGTTGATAGCCATGGTCGTGTTGAGGTCTTGGGACTTCCCGGATTGTACGATGCTGATGTCCCCCTCTTGTCCGGGGAGGACTGATCCGTTCTGCGAGTTCTGCAGGTCGTCAGGCTTGGTTTGGCCTGCTGGGTTAGCCAGCCACCGGAACTCGGAGGCTAGGACTGCTCCCATCACCTGTGCCCGAGAGAGGGCAGACAGGGCGGCGAAGTCAGGCCGGTAGTCTTCGACAAGGCCTGTACCGTAGTGCGCACCGTCCGACAAGTCCCATGTGAGGGCTCGGTAGGGTAGCTCGGCCTCAGGCCACTTGCCGTAAAACTCCTGTGGCAGCTGCTGCTCGTCAACCCACTGGGTCATCTCGTAGTCGCCGTCGCGGTTGCGTTTGATCCAGCGATAGTGCGTGACCTCGCTGTCCGGTTGCTTACCGTTGATCTGGTCCTGAACCTCAGGCTCAAGCTCGTCGAACATGACCTTGTCGGCCAGCATAATCTCGACGACTGTGCCAGAGGCTGAGCGCCGCACGGTGTACTTCTTGAGGCCGCATACTCGCGGTGTCTCTTCGTCGAGGTACAGCATGACGTTCCCCGTCACGATGAGGTGCTTGATGACTTCATACAGCT